GGCCTGACGGCCAATGCGCCTTGGACCGGGCTTGCTATATGAGGGCCGCACGCTCCAAGGCGCTCGCCCCAAACTGGCCGACTTTTGCTCCGCCACAATGGCCGAATTTTACTCCGCCGTTGACAGCTGTCGCGCATCGAGCGCGAGTTCGAGGCATCGGACCAGCGCCGCTATTTCGTGCCCTGCCCGCATTGTGGCCATTTGCAGTGGCTGCAGTTCGAGAGGCTGCGCTGGGGCAAGGGTAAGCCCGAGACGGCCATGTATCACTGCGAAGGCTGCGAGAAGCCCATCGCCGAGCACCACAAGACAGAAATGCTGGCGCGCGGCGAATGGCGGGCGACGGCAGTGTCGGCGAACCCGAATGCCATCGGCTTCCACCTCTCGGCGCTCTATTCGCCAATCGGCTGGAAAAGCTGGGAGCAGATTGCGCGGGACTGGCTGGCGGCGCAGGGCTCGGACGAGATGCTGCGCGCGGCGCGCAACACGCTGCTGGGCGAGACCTGGATTGAAAGCGGCGAGGCGCCGGAATGGCAGCGCCTCGCGGATCGGCGCTTTGCTTTCCCAGCGCAGATCCCCGCAGGCGGGTTGTTCCTGACAGCAGGGGCCGATGTGCAGAAGGACCGCATCGAGGTCGATATCTGGGCCTGGGGCCGGGGTATGACCAGCTGGCTCGTCGATCACATCGTCATTCCGGGCGGGCCGGATGATCCGGCCTGTTGGGACAAGCTGACCGCGCTCCTGGGGCATACATGGGTGCATGAACAGGGCGCGGTCATGACACTGGCGAAGCTCGCCATCGATACCGGATACGAGTCCGCAGCCGTCTATGCATGGGCCCGCAAGCAGGGCATCGCGCAGGTGGCGCCCGTGAAGGGAATGGAGGGGTTCAACCGGGCAACACCCGTGTCGGGTCCGACCTACGTCGATGCCACGGTGAATGGCCGCAAGCTCAAGCGCGGCGCGCGGCTTTGGACGGTGGCCACGGCCACCTTCAAGGCGGAGACCTATCGGTACCTGCGGATCGAGCGGCCGTCTGAGCCGGAGGCACCCAGTCCTGCTGGCACGATCCACCTGCCCGACTGGGCCGACAGCGAATGGCTCAAGCAGCTGGTGGCCGAGCAGCTGGTCACCATCCGCGACAAGCGCGGCTATGCCCGGCAGGAATGGCAGAAGATGCGCGAGCGCAACGAGGCTCTCGACGCAAGGGTCTATGCCCGGGCCGCAGCGTGGATCCTCGGGGCTGACCGCTTTGACGAACGGATGTGGCGACAGCTGGAGAAACAGGCCGGCGTTGAAACGGCCTCATCGGCTGCGAAACCGGACACTGACAGACCGACGGAACCACAGGCCGGGCGTATCACCGCCCCCCGACGGCGTGGCTGGAAGATCAGCACGCCCCGATACATGGAATGAGCAAACCCCGATGACCCTCGACGATCTGAAATCCCGCCACGGCGCGCTGCTGGCCGCACGCTACAGCGGCACGCGGTCGGTCAGCTATGACGGCAAGACCGTGAATTATGGCTCGGACGCAGAACTTGCCGCGGCCATTTCCGACATCGAACGCCGGATCGCCAAAGCCGAGCGTGGCACCGGGCGTGTGCTGCGCCCATATGCTGTGAAGGATCTGTGATGAACTGGCGGCAGCGCCTTGGCGCGTTCATCGGTGGGTTCGATGCCGGTCAGCACCATCGCCGCCTGCGCGGGTTCCGCGCGACGCGCGCCCATGTCAACGCGCTGATTGCAGCCTCGGGCCCCGACATCACCGCCCGTGCCCGTTGGCTGGTGCGCAATAACGGGTATGCCGTGAACGCAGTGGAAAGCTGGGCCGCCAACACTGTGGGCGACGGGATCAAGCCGATATCAAAAATCGCCGATGCAGCCCGCAAGGAAGAGCTGCAGCGCCTCTGGCTCGCCTGGACCGACGAGGCCGATGCCGAGGGGCTGACCGATTTCTACGGGCTGCAGCGCCGCGCCGCACGTGAGGTGTTCATGGCGGGCGAGGTCTTCTTCCGGATCCGCATGCGCCGCGCGGGTGATGGCCTGACGGTACCGCTGCAGCTGCAGATGCTGCCGGCGGAGATGTTGCCGCTCGAGCAGGCCGGGACAGCGGCCAATGGCAACGCGATCCGCCAGGGCATAGAGTTCGACCGCATCGGGCGGCGCGTCGCCTATCACTTCTTGCGCCGCCATCCGGGCGACAGTACCGATCCGGGGCTGGCAGGTGAGGTGGTGCGGGTGCCTGCCAGCGAGGTGATCCAGGTCATCGACCCAGTTGAGGGCGGCCAGCTGCGCGGCGTGTCGAAACTGGCGCCCGCCATCGTGAAGCTGTTTCTGCTCGATCAATACGACGATGCCGAACTGGACCGCAAAAAGGTCGCGGCGATGTATGCGATGTTCGTGACCTCGCCCGCGCCGGAGAACCCCCTCGCCCCGGCCGAAGACGAGGACGGACCAGCCGGTGTCGAAATAAGCCCCGGCCAGATCGTGCGGCTGGACCCCGGTGAGGATGTCACCGTGGGCCAACCTGCCGACAGCGGCGCGACCTATGAGCCGTTCCAGTACCGGACGCTGCTGCAGATATCTGCCGCGCTGGGCATCCCCTACCCCTACATCGCCAATGACATGGTGAAGGGCAACTTCTCCAACTCGCGCCTCGCCCTGATCGAATTCCGCCGCCGCGTCTCGGCTTGGCAGCATTCGGTCATGGTGTTTCAACTCTGCCGACCCGTCTATGCGCGCTGGATGGATGCGGCGGTGCTGTCAGGTGCCCTTACCCTGCCCGGCTACGAGGCCAACCGATCCCGGCTGCTCACCGCCGATTGGCTCCCCACGAAATGGGACTGGGTCGATCCGCTGAAGGACGCCAATGCCGAAATCGCTCAGATCGAGGCCGGGCTGAAATCCCGCACGCAGGCCATTGCCGAGCGGGGCTACGACGCCGAACAGGTCGACCGCGAGATTGCCGCGGAACGGACGCGCGAGCGGTTGCTCGGCCTCGACTTCCGTCGCCCCGGATCGCCCGCACAAGGGGTGCAGGCTTTGCCGGGCCCGCAGCAAGAGGACGGGGGCAAAGGCGATGACACTGACCAAACAGACGAAAGCGATGACGCGGAGGACCGCCCGCGCCCAGACGAGGACCAGCCCTGATGCTCCATGCCCGCATTGCCGCGCGAGCTTTCAACACGCCGCTGCTGGTCGAACCGTCCAAGGCCATGGCATTTCTCTCTGGCCTCGGGCCGCGCATTCTGGGGCGGCGGGTCGAGATGGTGGACGGCAGCGAAACCGCAGATGGCACCATCGCCCTGCCCGCGCGCGCCAGCATTCTGGCCGGAGGTTTGACCGAAAGCCTGCGCCATCATGGCGATGCGCCCTATCCGGTGGTGGACGGGATTGCCGTGATCGAGATTTCTGGCGTGCTGATCCATCGCGGTGGCTGGATCGGGCAGTCCTCGGGCCAGACCAGCTACGAGGGGATCGCCGCGCAGATCGAGGCGGCAGCCAATGATCCGGCCATTCGCGGCTTTGCATTGGAAATTGACAGTTTCGGGGGCGAGGTCGCTGGCGTCTTTGACCTCGCAGATCGCATTCGTGCCATCCGGGGCAGCAAGCCGGTCTGGGCTTTTGTGGCCGAACACGCCTTCTCGGCGGGCTATGCGCTGGCCTCTCAGGCCGACCGCATCGTCTTGCCGCGCACCGGCGCGCTGGGCAGCATCGGCGTGGTGGTACTGCATGCCGACATGAGCGGCCAGTTGGATCAGGACGGGGTGCGCGTCACGCTGGTGCATTCAGGTCAGCACAAAGTTGATGGCAATCCCTACCAGCCCCTGCCCGAGGCCGTGCACGACGACATCCAGCGCGAGATCGATGTGTTGCGGTTCCTCTTCGCCGAAACCGTGGCCGCCGGGCGCGCTGGGCGGCTTAGCCAGGAGGCAGCTCTGGCGACCGAGGCCGCGACCTATCGCGGGGTCGATGCCGTGGCCGCTGGCCTTGCCGATGAAGTCACCGATCTGGCCCGGGGCTTTGCCGCCTTCCGGCAGATGCTGGCGCGCACTCCGATCCTTTCGCCCACGCGCAGCCAGCGCGTGGCGGCAACTCAGTCCCGCAAGTCAACCCAACCGGTCGTGTCTCGAATCTGGTGGAAATTCTCCGGCGGCGTTCTCCGGGCGGGTTGATTTGGGCCTGATCAGGCGGCGAGGTCAAGGGTCATGGGCTCGATCGGCTTGTCGAGGGTTTGCCAGCCGTC